TTTGACTTTACGACTGCCCCATCAAAGCATTTGTTTCGTTTGTATTCTATGCCTAAATCTTGACATCTTCTGCGTCCAGTAGCCTCGTCTACTTGCCATAATGCAAAAGCACAACGAACACCATCTACCAATGCAGACGTACCTCTAATCATATTTCTTGCTTGTTCAGGTGTATTCACAACTAAATCTTCTTTAACTTTAGTCATGTGGTGACACATGATAACAGACGCACCAGTTTCTGTAGCTATCTGTGCTAATAGTCCAGTTAATGCCGCACCAGCCGCAGGGTCTGAGTTTACATCTGCATAAACAAATGAAGCTAATGGATCAAAAACAATTAATTTTAAATTTTTCATCTGTAGTATTTGCTCATAAATTTTATCAAATTCATCGCTTGTTCTGTATCCATCATGTGTTTCTTGTAGTATTGGGAACACACCACCAACATTAGGCAAACTCACGATTCGCAACTCATGTTCATATTCAACTCTACTGCCATCAACATCAAGTCTATCGATACGTCTGTGCATCTCTGCTTCATCATCTTCTGCTGTAAATATAATAGAATTACCAAACTCACTAATCATACCACCAAAAGATTCTTGCATAGACTGACCACTTGATACTTTCATAGCTAAGTCTAAAGTCATCATTCCTTTACCACTATCACCCGCAGCAGAAAATATAATGGGTACTGCCAAAGGTAATGTGTTCGCTATCAAAAACTTTTGCTCTGGTGCTTGTCCTACAAATCTATTAATGAGCATACTGTCATCAAGAAGATTAATATTCTTTTTAACTTGCTTTACATTGGTGTTAAGAAACTCGTTAATATTAAATTGCTCTGCTATCGCATCAACAACATCCCATCTTTCAGGCTTACCTCTTGGTGGCGTTAATGTGGTTACTGATTTGACACCAGCGTTTAATGCAAGTTCTTGTACTAGCTCTGCAACTTTACGACCAGCTGTGTCATTATCTGGCCAAATCACAAGTTCTTTCTCATGTAATGGAGAAAAGTCAAATAAGTTCGCAGACTTTCTTGACAACATACCCGCACCACCCATAGTACAAGTTGTTGTATAACCTAAGTCATTTAAGGCATCTGCACACTTTTCACCCTCAACCCATATAATTTTTTCAGAGGCTATAATGTTTGGTATGTTGTATAGTGGGCGAACATCAGGCATACGAGGATAATTACTGCCACCTGTAAACTGTCTAAATTCTTTCTTTGGTTTGCCGTGTGAATCAAGTATTGGATTTCCATCTTGATCTATATCGTTGTATCTTCTAACAAGACAAAGTAATTCACCTTGAGCATTTAAATATCTGTGTTCGCTATCATATGGTGTATTAATGTTTATTTGTTTAGCTTCAGGTTTAATAATTGAACTTATGCTTTCCACTGGTTGCGGTGCTTCGTTATCCAAATATGAATCAAACAACTCTTTAACTTCTGGCAACTTCATGTTTCTACCTTCCATCAAAATTTTAACAATACCACCCACTCCATCTGCACCATTAAAATCTTGCCCTTTCATAAAATAAGGAGACCTTGGATTAATATCTATTTTTAAAGACTTTCCAGCTTCTCCATCAAGAGAACCTATCGTAAATTGATCCCCTCTAATTACGCCTTGAGGATAGGTTTCTCTTAACATATCTATTTGTACACTTGCAGGAACTTTTTGACTTATCATTTCAACAAGTTCTTTGGAATCCATACTGCGTTTATTATTGCCAAATTTAATAATGTTCATTACCATCTCCTATGATGGCGGTACTTTGCTACCTTCTGTATCGCCATCACCCTTCACTCCAACAAGTATTTGAATACTGGCAAAATCTACAATCAAACACATCTCTATTTTGTGCTATTCTTGGTAGCATTTCATTTTGCTTAGATGCTCTTAATATATTAACTGCTCTGTCACTAGCATATTGTGCCAACTCTTGATTAAACGGAACTAGCTCATAATATATTTCACTTGTGTTCTTGTTAATGACTGTAAACAAACATGGATTATCTGTCAGATCCATATAAGCTTGATACAAGGCAACTTGCACCTCATATGTAGGATTTGCCTTAATACCTTTAAACCTAAAATCTCTAAACTTTTTTTCATTAGAAGATTTACATTCCCAAAGCATGGGGTAATCAACATCAAGAGGTCCACCACATATCACGCCATCTATGTGTCCTTTAATCTCATCATCTGCTATTGCAAAGCCAAACTGTTCGCCATTCTTGTCTATAGTCCTTAAATCAAAACCCGCATTTCTAATCCATCCAGCCATACTGTTTTCTAACTCATGGCCTAACTGAAATATTCTTAATGTTTGTGCATTAAACTCTTTGTTTTCATCTGGCTGTTGCCCTTGATAAGTATACTGTATTTTTCTTGCACATTTATCACCTAGCATAGAACCACCTAAATATCTTCTTCTAGGTTGAGACTTATTCTTCTCAACAATAATCTTATCAATGATTTCTTCAAAAGGGTAATTCATTGTCTGTTGGTTCTGTTTCGTCTTTGCCGTGGACATATTTAAGAAGTAATCTATCGAGTTCTTGTTTGTTGTATTGTTCATCTTCTTCTACCTTCTTTGAGAATTGCATTATTGTAACTGTGGCTTTTATTTCCTCTTCAGTCAAATCACTAAGTTTTTTATCCCAACTAAACCTAGTAAAAAGTTTAGTTAAATTTGTTAATGAATCGTCTCCGATATTGGGTTTATCCATCTACCTTCTCCCTCTTTATAAAGTGAACCAGTTAAAATTTCCATGCCATCAAAAAATGCGGAAAAAGTAATTTGTAAAACCTCGTTCTTGTTTAACTTAACAATTCTATCAAACGTCTTTCCAATGTCATCAGCCAATACATCTGGGTCTCCACCAAGTTTAAACCACATGAATAAACTACCTTCTTTTACATTTTCTACACCAACTTTATTCTCTTCGTGAATAAGATATTTAACTTCCATTCTTGCCATCTTTTGCCTCTATTGCTAATGCCGCATATCCAATAATGTCAATCATGTTATCTTCTACTTTTGGATTTTGGCTGTTTCTAATTTGCTTAATACCTATCATTGCTCTGTAAACATCATGTATATCAAGCGGCTCTTTTAATTTCTTTCTTAATAATATGTTCCACATCTGAGCTATGTAAGTATGTGTCTCTGTAGCGTCACCATGAGATTTCGCTCGTGAACCATTTATTAGTAAGTCTGCTTTTTTTAAAGCTTCACTACGCTGCACTATTTCCTCCTTCATAATAATTTAAAATTTTTGCATCAATTTCTTTTTTATTCCACAAGTAATTTAACCAACAAGCGGCTTTGTACTTATTCCAACTAAAATCCATTGGTCTAACAAACTGACCTAACATAGCTAAAGCGTTCTTTTGTTTCATTGTTACGCCTTGATTTAGCCATCTTTTACCTTTCTTTGCACCATCACTATCTTCAATGCCTCTCAGAAAGTCATCAGCAGACGCAATAGCTTGTTCTTTAGTACCTACACTAACAACCCTTAAACGCCCTTTGTTACGCCTTACAAGAGCGACAGAAATGTCATTTAAGTGTGCAACTAATCCAAATCCATTAAACCCACTAGCCATCATACATCTTTTGTTTTCAAACAAATCAAGCCATCTAAAAGGTGATCTATCAATCAAATCAACCTCAGTCATAGTAAATTCATCAAGAACTTCTTTGTCTTGTGTGCCAAACTCGTGTCCACAAATAGGACACTCTCTTGATGACAGAGGTATCTCTGACTGACAATCTGGACAAACTTTTAATGGCGTTGCACCAGCGTTATTTGCTTGTGCTCCATCAAGATCAACGCCCTCATCTAATGAACCATGTGTAAGCACACTTGTTCCAAAATCTAATACAATGCAATCTTTCTTAATCAGACCAGGATATTCTTCTTGATTGACAGTTCTTAACCCACGACCAATCATCTGCACCATTGTTGATTTGTATGAGCATGGTCTAGTCAATACAATGCAACTGATTGGTGGTGCATCAAAACCCTCGGTCAATACTGCTACGTTTACAACAACTTGAACATCACCATGCTCTAAATCATGTAAAATTTGTTTTCTTTGTTCGCTTGGTGTGTCTCCAGTAACAATCTCTGTTCTAACATTCTTGCGTCTAAACTCATCACATACATCTTGTGCATGGACAATGGTGCTACAAAAGATGACTGTCTTTCTGTCATTAGCTTTGTCTTGCCACTCTTCAACAATCTTTTCATTGATAGCTCTCTTGTTCATAATCTTTTCAACTTCTGACATATCAAAATCAGTTACAGTCCTACGAACATTTTCTAAATCTTTCTGCACACCTACATCAACAACATATGTTTTTGGTGGTACTAAAAAGCCTTCTCTGATTAATGTACTAATCTCAATTTGATGTGAGCAGTTGGTAAATACTTTTCTTAAACCTTTTCTGTCTCCACGATTAGGTGTTGCAGTAAAACCTACAATCTCAACAGACTCATTGGCTTGTCTAACTTTATCAATAATACGCATATAAGTATCTGCTACTGCATGATGACTTTCATCAACAACTACAAGATCAAAATGACTAATATTATTTAAATTGTTTTCTCTCGATAATGTTTGCACCATGCTAAAGATAGTGCTGCCATTCCAATCTTTCTCTGACCCATCAACAATACTGGTTGTAATGTTTGGATTAACTCTTGAAAACTTTGTTTTGTTTTGTCTTACTAGTTCATCTCTGTGTTGCAATACCAAAACTTTATTTCCAACTTTAAATCTTTTGCCAACCAATGCAGACAACATAATAGTTTTGCCCGCACCAGTAGGTGCAACTACAATCGTGTTCTTATGTTTGTCTAAAGCAGTTGAAGCATCGTCTACTGCTATTTCTTGGTATGGTCTTAAAATCATGTTTGTGTTCCTTTTGTGTTGGGTAGCTTTGCGGCATCGGTGCTACCCAAAACCGACTCTAGCAGACGAGAAAGGTGTCCTGCCGCTAGAAATCTAGAATCCTACTTCTTTGCCCAATTTGGAACAACACCACTATTAGGTGTTTGGTTCGGTTGTTGGGTTTGAGGATTAACTTGTGGTTGCTGTGGTTGCACTGGTGCTTGACCAGTTGAACCAATGTATTCTTTGCTATTAACAGCTAATGCAACTAACATTTTATTTTTGTCAGCATAACCATTAGTGCCTTTCTCAACAGCAATTTTTACACAAAATTCTGCACCATCTAAAACACTAAGATCATTGACCTTTCTTCTGCTTGACGCTTCGGGTGAAGTGTCATTAGGGTCAAGACCAAACGTGCTATTGATGATGTCTCTAAAGGTTTTAATACCTATTTCTTTGCACCAAGGCATACCAGTTTCAGGGTTCATCTTGCCACCATCACACATGATGTTCTGCCAAAACTTACGCTTATCATATGCTCCACCCACTATGGTAAACTCACAGTCTAAAAATTTAGCACCTGATGAGCCTATTTTAAACATCGGTTGAGATGAATAATCTTGGATCACATGATCGCCTCTTTGCATTTTTAAGATAACACGAGCTACTGTTCCAGCTGGTATTAAATCAAACTCTTTATTAGAGTCATTGGGTACATCATTAAAATCAATCATTTTTCTGTCTCCTTTTCGCTAGATTTGATTGAATTAGGATCAACAAAATTCAAGTCATTTTTTTCTGTTGATCTTCCACTTATTTTTGTCAACAACTTGCCAAGATGTGGCTCTTCAACTATTTCAAGTTGACCAGACCTATCTTTGGCTGGATAACCCCATTCATTAAGTGTTTGACAAACAAAGGCTCTGTAAGGTCCATGCTCTTCACTAGGCATTACTGCCATTGTTATAACTTCATCAACAATACCTGGAAGTTCACGACCAGTTTTTGAACCCTCTATCTGTAGTTCATACAAAGTTCTGCCGTAATCATCTACTTTCTCATCAAGAATGCCAACAAAGATAACATTCTTATCTCTAATATGTTGCAGATGTGTAAGCCATGCCATCATCTCACGACCTTGCATACCATAGACTGCTCTAGTATCAATCTTGCCAGTTCTATCAGATTTATTATCTTGATGACCATAACAATATTGAAAGCAAAGTCTGCCTGCAACTGTAATACTATCTACAAATATAGAATCGTATTTCTTCATAACTGTGAAAGAGTCGCCATACATCTGTGAAACTCTTTCATAATCAACACTACTATAAGGTTGATCAGTTGGTAAAGCAGGATTTGGTCCACCAAGAAAACAAGCAAAATCTCTGCACTCTTCCCATGTCTTAGGACGAATAACATCAATAGGCCATCTTTCAATAGCGGCATCACCAGCTTCTAAGTCCATAAATAATGTAGTGTCTGGGTCAAGAGTACGAGCAAGAGTAGTCTTACCCACACCACTTTGACCACAAACTACAATCTTATGACCTCTTTTTTCTGCCAATCTTTCATCGGCTGTAATAATTTTAAGAGCCATTAGTATCCTCCGTAATATCCACAGTCGTTCCTGTCAGCTCAACAGTTCTGTGTTCTTGTAGTTTACCTTTAATAACAGGAGGTGCATTGTTATATTTACGCTCATCAATAGCATAAGTTATCCTAGCGTAATGTCTTGCATCTTCTTGATCCATATTTAACAAAGTGGTTGCAAGACCTTGTTGATCCCAAGTTACCTTCTGTCTTAAAGTTACTTTAACCTTATAGCCTTGTTCATTTAATGTAACAGAGCCATAATCTTTGCCGTCGTCATTTAACTTGTTTCTTGCTGTATTTCCAAATCTTATGGAAAGTTCTTCGTTAAGTAACGATTGCTTATCTTTTAATACCTGCATCTGTTGTTTAAGTTCTTCTCGATACTTAAATACATCTTGCATAGGCATATGTATAAAATCTAAATCCATGATTGATCCTTTCTCAAATAATAATAGACACTAGATACCTATAAAGTAGGCATACATATCCTATATGTCAATAGTTATTGTTATTTTTTTTTGTAAGAAAGGTAAATATCTATATTATGTATGGCTTTCATCATCTTTTGTTTAAGTTTAAATTCGGGTGTAAGCATACCTTTCGCATCTTCAACAACTAGTTTTGAAAGTCCATTTTCTTCTTCTAATAAATATCTAAAATCTGCAATATAGTTACATATTTTTACTTCATTAATACTTAATTCATATTTTATTTGACGCTCTAACTGTGTAACAACACCAGCTTTTTCCATAGCTTTTAGTTGTCCCCAACGCTCAGCCTCCCATTTAGAATCAAATATTAAACCAAAAGCTAATGTTTTTTTGGCAAAATACTTATTGGCTCTTCTAGTTTTTTTGGGTATAAATGGGTATGAATAGGTCATGGAGGTAGTATAATGACAGACATATCAAAATTCAAGTCGGTAGCTGTAGATATTGACACTTACAATAAATTAGAGCTTATATGTAAAGAAGAGCGAAGAAATAAACGTCAACAACTAGGCTTAATGGTAGATAAAGAGTGT